AATGGGCTCATGAGTTGATCGAAGAGTGTGCAGCGTTTCCTTTTGGGGAACACGATGACTATGTGGACAGTACGACACAAGCATTGATGCGTTACCGTGCTGGAAACTTTGTAGAGTTAGACGATGATTACATCGATGACTCTCGAGAGTATAGGGACTACGAGTATTATAACTAATGGCTGAAGATGATTTAAGAATAGGTTCTAATTTAAAGAAATTTATAAGTGATCTAATTGGATTAAAAGAACCAGATGTTAATCCTAACATCACCCCTAGTATGTTTGAAGAACCAGAAAAAAAATTTTCTACTATTGCAGGTTTAACAGATGAGCCTGTAGGTAAGTTAAGAGAAAAAACTACAGGTGTACTACCTACCAAAACAGATAAAACTTTTTATGGTGTTGCCGATACAAAAAATGCAGTGAAGATTGCTAAAAAATATGGGTATGGTCCAGGTGATTTTATCTCTGCTGAGGATATTCAAAAATATCCTGACTTAGCTGAAGCTATTCAAGGCAGTAGACCTATAATTGAAAAAGATTTAAAAGCAGGTTTTGTTTTACCTGATCCTAAAAAAGGAGAAAGTTTTCCTGATTATTATAATAGAGTAAAAGCAGAAGTACCAACGGCTCAAAGTATGATTGCATTAGAAAATCAAGCTAAAAAAAATTATAAAGCAAATTTTCCAGAATACGCAGATGTTACAAAGACTGTAGATTTTCAAGAAAGAGGTATATTAGATTTTGATCCTAATGCAGAAAAAGTAAAAGGATTACAAATTCCTACAGGAAAAAATGAAGGAGTAAGAAAAATAGTAACCGAAGCTTTAGAATCTAATGTAGGATATATTACAAAAGAAAATAGAAAAGCTATTGATACAGCAATTGCAGAATATGTAGATTCTATTCCTCAAAAAGATTTTGATAAGTTTGCTGTAGATTTAATTGGGGAAGTAGATCCTTCTACTAAAAAACCTTACACCCCAACAGCCATAAAAAAAATGTTGAGTAATAGAGTTATTTTTGCAGCTGCTAGATATTTTAATAAAGAATTAACTCCTCAAATAGTTGATGAGGTAATGAAAAGTTTACAATCTAGTCAAAGTGCAGTTAATGTTGGAGATTTAGCTAAAGATAAAGTAAAGAAGATTGCACCAAAAAAGATTGGTGGTTTTACCGCTGCTTTAGTAAGTCTTATTAAATCAGGTCAAGCTTCTGATCTTTTAAGAGCAGGGGCAGGTGAAATGTTAGGAATAACAGGAGAGCTAGTTTTTCCACAAAAATTAGAAACAGGGGAATTATTTGATGAAAAAGAAATGTCTGATTTAAGAATTGCTTTGAAATTTGGAGGAGAAGAAGCATACCAACAAAAACAAAAAGAAATTTTAGAGAATAGAGGTATAGCAGGGCTATGAAAAAAAAGAGTGTAAAAAAGAAAAAGCCCGTTAGAATAGTACGACCACGTGGATTTGAACTAATGAAACCAAACAAACAACCAAAGACAAGGATATCATAATGGCCGTAGACAAGAGAGTAGAAGCTGATTTAGATTTAAACGAAGCAAAATTTGAAGTGGAAGGAGATCCATTAGAAATTCAAAAGCCTGAGTCAGAAGTAGAAGTCACAGAATTTATAGAAGATGATCAGGGAAACATGCAACCTTTTATGGATGAAGCTAATCCTGAAGAAGATCATAATTCAAACTTAGCTTTATATTTATCAGATCAAGAACTAGATGAAATCTCGATTGAATTGATGTCATCTATTGAAGACGACAAAACCTCTAGAGAAGATTGGGAAACACAATATACAAAAGGTTTAGACTTATTAGGTTTCAAACACGAGGAACGCACTCGACCCTTTCGAGGAGCCTCTGCTGTTACGCATCCCGTTCTTGCAGAAGCAGCTGTACAGTTTCAATCTCAAGCTTATAAAGAATTACTTCCTGCTAGTGGTCCTGTCAAAACATCCATCATTGGTCAAGCTAATGAACAGTTAGAAGAACAAGCTCAACGTGTTCAAGATTATATGAATTATCAAATCACGTATGTGATGAAAGATTATGAAACAGAAACCGATCAAATGTTATTTTATTTACCTTTGGCAGGGTCTGCATTTAGAAAAGTTTTTTATGATTCTTCTGAAGAGAAAGCTCGATCACAATTTGTTCCTGCGGAAGATTTAGTTGTACCCTACGGTGCAAGTTATTTAGATGATGCCGAGCGAGTAACTCACATCATTAAGATGAATGAAATTGAATTAAAGAAAAAACAAATCTTTGGTATGTATCGTGACATTGATGTTCGACCATTTAATGAAGATGATCAAGTTCAAGATAAGTATGATTCAATCGAGGGAGTCAGATCAAAAGGATATACTTCTGATATGTATACTCTTTACGAGTGTCATTGTTATTTAGATTTACCAGGATATGAAGATGCTGATGGACAGAAACTTCCTTACATTGTCACTGTTGATGAAAGCAGTAATAAAATTTTATCGATCTATCGAAACTACGAACAAGGAGATGCGTTAAGAAAAAAGAAAGCTTACTTTGTTCATTATAAATTTCTTCCGGGTTTAGGGTTTTATGGTTTTGGTTTGATACACATGATTGGTGGTTTGTCCAAGACAGCTACCTTAGCCTTGCGTCAATTACTTGATGCGGGAACCTTGAGCAATTTACCAGCGGGTTTTAAAGCGAGAGGCATTCGTATTCGTGATGATGACCAACCTTTACAACCAGGTGAATTTAGAGATGTCGATGCACCGAGTGGCACGATTCAAGGATCTTTAATTAATCTTCCGTACAAAGGACCTGATCAAACTTTATTCGCTCTTTTAGGTTTCTGTGTGGATGCAGCGAAGAGATTTGTTTCTGTAGCGGACTCTAAGATTGGAGATGCTTCGATTAATCAAAACGCTCCTGTCGGAACAACTGTAGCTCTCATGGAAAGAGGAACCATGGTTATCAGTTCTATCCATAAAAGATTACATAATTCTCAAAAACAAGAATTTAGTTTACTTGCTAAAACATTTCAAATTTATCTTCCTCCTGTCTATCCTTACAGTGTTGGCAATGTTAATCCTGCCATTAAACAACAAGATTTTGATGATCGTATTGATATTATTCCTGTCAGTGATCCAAGTATGTTCTCGATGTCACAAAGAATTGCCATGGCACAGACGCAATTACAAATGGCACAAAGTGCTCCTCAATTACATAATTTAAGAGAAGCATATCGAAGAATGTATGTGGCACTCAGAGTTCCTAACATTGAACAAATTTTACCTGAGCCACCTCAACCTCAACCTATGGATCCAGGAATGGAAAATGGTAACGCCATGAGAAACATGCCCTTACAAGCATTTCCTGGTCAAGACCACATGGCTCACATCAAAGCACACCAGATGTTTATGAGTTCTAATTTAGTTAAAAACAATATGGCAGTGTTAATGGTTTTACAGGCTCACATTTCTGATCACATATCAGCAATGGCCAATGAAGAAATACAACAAGCAACTCAGGCACAGATGATGGAAGCTCAAAAACAGGGTGTTCAAATGAGTCCTGAAGAGATGCAAGCAGTACAAGTTCAATCACAAAAAGCGATTGCTCAACGTATTGTGGAGTTGACACAACAGTTAGTAGAGGAAGAAAAACAAATGATGCCTGATGCAGGGAAAGATCCCCTCGTCAATCTCAAAGAGGAGGAATTAAACATAAGAAAAGCGGATCTAATCAGAAGAACACAGGATGATCAAAACGATCAGACATTGGATCTAGCTAAATTAGCTCAAAAAGATCAAGTTGATAAAGAAAAAATTGAAGTGTCAAGAGAGAGAAATGCTATCAACATAGCAAAAAACATGCTAGGCTAATCGTATGTCAATACGAACACCCAATTTAGATACTAAAATCAAAAAAACGAGTAATACATCTACAACTACTAGAAGATACAAAGCTCCTACACGTTCACAGTTAATGAAAAAGTATGCTAATTTAAGAAAAAGAGGGAGAGGAACAGGTTTA